CTAATAATCCATCAACCACAAACTCAAGATATTGTTTCATTAAATTTGAATTCATACCAATAAGTGAAACTGGTAGAGATTCAGTAATGAACTCTTTTTCAATCTCTAATGCTGACAATAGAATTTCTTTAATTCTTTTTTCACTCGGTTTGTTTTCAATGTGATTGTTTAATAAGTGAATTGCAAAGTCACAGTGTAGGTTTTCATCTTTGAAAATCAAAGCGTTAGCATTACACAATCCTTGCATAATACCTCTTGATTTCAACCAAAAGATAGAACAGAATGAACCTGAAAAGAAGATACCTTCTACCGCAGCAAACGCAACCAATCTTTCTTGGAACGACGCATTTTCAATCCAATCCAAAGCCCATTTAGCCTTCTTCTGAACTGCAGGTAGGTTATCTAAAGCAGTAAAACATTTGTTCTTCTCATCTTCATTTGACACGTAAGTATCAATAAGAAGTGAGTACATTAGACTATGGATGTTTTCCATTGCTAACTGAATTCCGTAAAAGAATTTTGCCTCAGGATATTGTACTTCTCTGTAGAAATTCTCAGCCAAGTTTTCATTTACAATACCATCTGATGCTGCGAAAAACGATAAAATATTTTTTACAAAATACTGTTCATTCTCTGATAAGTTTTCCCAATCACGTAGGTCACCACTTAAATCTATTTCTTCTGCCGTCCAAAACGCAGCTTGATGCATCTTATAATATTCCCAAATATCGTTGTACTTGATTGGGAATATTACAAAACGATTTGGATTTTCTACTAAAATTTTTTCCATTTTTTGTTCCATATTGTTTTAATAATTATACTGTTGTTTGTTTTCTTTTCTCCATAATTTCTTTAATTCTACTTCTATTTCTTTCTTCCTTCTGTTCTTCAAGTCCTAAGAATGTTGTAGTACTTTCTGTATCAATTTCTAACATTTCGTTATTGAACTTACAGTTTTCAAATACCACCCCGTCTTTACCAATTCTTGACTTTGTGATAGCAATCGTCGCAAGATTTAATTCTTTTTGTTGTAGTGACTTGGCTACCGTGATGATAACGTGTCCTACCTGAGCTTTCTTAATAGAACCACCCATTTGGTCAGTTGTAACCACATCAGATGAAATAGAACTTCTATTACCCTGTGTTGCCGTCCAACCGGCAATATCCAATTCATGACACATTGACTCAAATGCTCTCATAACTGAACCTTCAGATTTCCATTCATCGTCCATCATCTTTTCAGGTGTTACACAATCAATATAATCCAAAATAACAACATCAATCCTTGTCCCGTCAGCAATCATCTTTCTAATCTGATTTTTAATCTGATTCATCGTTAATGTATCCGAAGGTAACTTTTTCATAATCAACTTGTTTGGCATGGTTTCTTTAATCTCAGCGATTTTAGCCATAACCTTTTCTTTATGATTACCAAGTTCGTCAGGTGCTATACCCGTCCAACACGTAAAATGTTTTCTCTGAATGATTTTATAGTTATCCTCAAAGAAGATTTGTAAAACATTAAACCCTAAATTAAAAGCGTGATTAGCAATCTTTGTGGTCAGTGTTGATTTACCAACACCAGTGGGTGCTAATATAACACCAATTTCTCCTTTTGCCAAACCACCTTTCAAAAGATTGTCAATACCCGGTATTCCCATAGGGATTGGATGTCTATAATCATCCGCTAATACCTCATCTAAGTCTTGAAACACATCTCCCGTTCCTCTATCCACGTTTCCAACCTGTAAAGCTCCTCTAACCATTTCTTCCAAGGTATCGTAGTTTTCAAACTCACCGTGGTCAATGATTTTCTTAGCTTTATCCATAACTTTTTGAAGTTCTTGTTGTTTACAAAACTTCAAAGCCTTTTCCTGAACAAACTGAGTACCCTCTTCGGTAACATTCTGTATATCAGAAATAGTGTCAAGAGTTATCTTTAATAATAACTCCTGACTAATTTCACTCTTAGCTTTTTGTTGAATTGTCTCAAAACTAGGACTGTGTTCAAACTTTGAATAGTATTCTTTTACCATCTGAACAAATAATCTAAAGTATTTGTTTTCAAAATAAGTAGATTCTATCACCTCAATAATTGAGTGTGAAAAATCCTTATCAAGTATCATTTGATTAAGAAGTTGTAATTGGAAGGTCTCTCCCAAATAGTCAAAATTTTTGTCAGCCATATTATGTTTGTTTTTAGAATAAATATCAACGAGCCAGCTGATAACCCATGTATTCGTGTGTTAAATTTCTAGATGACAACACGTCAGTAAGACCAAAAAGGATACCTTTTAGGAACGGGCGTATGTCTACGGTGTATCTCACCTTCGGTGGATAAAGTTTAGCATCAAACGTATAATGACACATTGTCGTATCACCATTTTTGATATAGATGTTAAACGACTCAGGTCCATCAGTGAATGATGTGTTCAATACCTCAGGGTCTTCACTAATCTGATATTGATTGTCCAACATGTAGTTTACAGTTTTCATCTTGAAATTTTCTTTCAATTCTGAAATGAAACCATCCATCAAATCAATCAACTCAGCCGAGTTGTGAGCCTTTGGGCTATACCCCTTAACGTTAAAAAAACGTTGTACGATAAAATTGTTGTTTACCGTCATCAAGAATTCCAGTTTGGTAATGTCTTGTTCTTTCATAATTTATGTTATTTTTTGTTTGTTTTTGTTTTTTCTTTTCTTGTTAACTTCATGAATGGTTGGATGAAGTATGTCCATGAGTCGTCACCCTTTGGTAGGTATTTAAACAACCCGTCTTGAACCATATACTTAATTAAGTTCTTGTAACTTCTACCTTCAATATCTAATTTTTCGGTAACAATTGATAGTATTTCTTCTTTGTCTTCATCCCTCAATAAAGGATTAGATAAGTCAACAATCTGTTCATTAACTTGGAAAAATTCTTTTTCAAAAATACCTGATTTTGTTTTACCTGTTAAAAGATTCTTTAGAGTTTGATTGTCTTTTTGTTCTTTTAACAAATCTTCAGCTCTTGTTAAAATATCGTTATAAGAAACTTCTTTTTCAAGTATCTCAGGAAAAAATTTAACTAAAGTTTTTTCACCCAAAAGATAGATACCTTCAATATTATCTGATTTATCACCAGTTAATATCTTTAAAGTTTTTACGTTATAGTGTGGGAACTCAAAGTCATCAAATTTAATTCTATCTCCGTGTTTAAACGTAGCTTTAACTGATGGTGAGTATATGGACACGTTTTCGGAAATAAGTTGTGTTAAATCTCTGTCTGATGAAAAAATAAGTTTATCTTCATTTTCAGATACTTGACAATAATAAGCAATTAAATCGTCGGCTTCTCTACCACTAATCTCTAATTGTCTTATATAGACTTCTTCCAAATATTGTTTGATACGATTTTTTTGTTTTAAGTAGGACATAAAGATTGCGTCCTCCATAACCAATCGTCGGTTTTGTTTGTATTTGGGATAAAGAATTCCACGTAAACTCGTGGAATCTTCACCATCCCATAATACTACTACCTTGTCAAAGTTTTGTTCATTTATGAATTTACGTAAAGTATTCATAAAATGATACAAAGCTCCAATGTGTTCTCCATTGTGGAAGTAATCCTTCACACCATGAAACCCAATTTTCATCAGATTGTTTCCGTCAACAAGTAGTGTTTTTTTCACGAACTAAAATTAAAATTGTTCGTTTGTAAAAGTTTCTTCAGTCTCGTCAAGAGTTATTTCGCCTGTCCCTGTAAGGATTGCGTTCCAATATTGTGAATACTCTTTCTTATATGTTTCAAGAGCATCTTTATCGTCAGCGATATATCCTTGAGCAGTTGCGATAATCTTACCATCTTTATATCCTAATCCGTTAATATGGTTCTTTAGGACAGAAATTTTTGTTCTGATAGCGTAAGATACCGTTCTACCATTTTTAGTGGCAGTAATGTGATTAATACCCGCATTTTTCTGATTACCAAACAAGAATACAAGAGCTGATGCTAACCAAAGGGCTTCACCACCTTTTGCTTTAATTGTTGGTTGTCCAAATGGATTATCAGGTAATTCAACCCAAGGTTGATTAACTACCACCATTGTGTTTGTATATGGGAAATCTTCTTTACGAGATTTAGTAATCCGAGCTTGAATACCCATACCAATCTTATCCGCTAATACAGATGCGTTATGTTGTTTACCACCTTTACCGTCAAATGTCATCTTACAAGGAACTGAACCAACTGAATCCCAAAGGAAACAAAGAGAATAAGGAATATTACCTTTTTCTTGTTCGTCTAATAGTTCGTTAATGTAATCTGTAACTTGTTCAATGTAGTCAAAGTTATCGTTAAAGATGAATTGACCATCCCATTCACCATCAACCATTTTAGCTTCAAGACCAAGTTCTACTGCATGGTCCCAACTCCATTTTTTCTCGGTGATAATAAAAACAGGCAAATGCCCCTTCTTCTGTACAGACACAGCGGCTTTGACAAGCGCGGTCGTTTTTGAAGAGTTCGAGTGACCCAAGAACATGTTGATGTTACCCAAAGCAGGACCAGGTAAACCGCAACTATTATGGAAAGCTTCACCGACCTCATAAAAGTCTGTTTCTTTATATTTTGTCTTGGTTGAATATTTGTCTTTGATTGCATCTAATGAAAATTCTTTTTTCTTTATTGCCATAAATGTCTATGATTTAATTTGTTTGTTGTTTAAAAATAGCAAAGGTTGGACACTTTGTGTATGTTAGTGTCCAACCTTTTATAAATTAAAATGGTAAATCACCATCTGGTTCTGCTTCTGCCTGTGGGTCAACATATGCCCCACCGATAGTACCTTCGTCAGATGAACTATCACCATAAACGTATTTACCTAAATCAGATGACCATCTTGGAGTTTCTCCACGAGCAATTGCTTCCAAATACTCAACAGGTTTCTTAGAGTAAACATCCATCCAAGTAAGTGGGTCTTCAGTCCAAGCCTTAGCCGTTTCAGCATCTGCGTGAACAGGTGTTGGGTCATCATGCATAACAGTCTGAATAACCGTGTAAGTAGCACCTTTTGGTGTCTTCGCCTTTGTCAATTCTATGATAAGGTCACGACCATTAACAGGGTCTGTGATATCACCTTTAGCTTTCCAAATCGGAATAATTTTATCAAGGATACCTTCGTTCTTGTAATTGTGTTTAAAACGCCAAAACTTAACTCCGTCAGCTTCGTTATCACGGTCAACCACTTTAACGATATAGAATTTACGTGGCTTATACGCCTTTGCAAGTTCTTTATCAGACTCTTTACCTGTTGACATTAATTCGTCATGAATTTCAGTCAAAGGTGAACGCTCGTTGTCGTTCTTTCCTGGGTCATAGATTTTATTCCATTTACCCTCAACTTGTACTTCGTGGTACCATACTTCTTTGAAGGGTGATGACCCGTCAGGTGTAGGTAGAATACGAAGACGTTTCTGTCCTGAGTTCTCATTTTGCATCAAGATTGCTGCAAAATATTTTTTCATTCTGTCTTCTTGAGACATTTTGTTTGCAGAGTTACCTCCACTTTTCGCTTTTTCATACTGTGCGAGTACAGCATCTAGGGAATTTGTCGCCATTTTGTGTGTATAATTTATTAGTTAATATTCAAGTATAAGTGTGTCAGCCGTAATAGTCAAATTCGAAATTTAGAATTTCAAAGGTTTGTAACCATTCTCTTCTCCAAAATCGTTAAATGTAGTTTTAATTTCTGATGGTGTATAACTTTCAACTTCATCAGTTGTTAAAACATATTCATTTTTTCCTGATTTTTCCATATCTTGTTCTTTATCTATAAAGAAATCCGATAATTTTTGATTGTATGGTCCTGAGTCTAAACTTCTCAATTCAAGTTTTTCTTGTGGAGTTTTTTCTCTGTATTTTTCAATCTTAGATTCAATATCATTTAATTTTGTAAAAATACCTTCCATATCTTTTAATTTACTTTCTAAACCATTTAACTGATTAAAAAGATTATTAAAGTATTCTTCTTGTTTTGTTTCAATATTTTGTTGTGACTTTACTAAATCAGTAATTTCCAATTCTTCAGTTCCTGTTTCTTCAGAACCTTCATCCCCAACTTTTTCAACATCAGGGTCATTCTCAACATCAATAGGTTCAGGTTCGGTTGACGCTGGAGGTGTTGTACCCGCAACATCTGCCTCTCCACCAGGCGCTGGAGGTGGTGGTGGTACCGCACCTGGTTCAGGAGTTGCTAATGGGTCATCACCAGGAGCCGGAATTGTTGTCCCCGCATCTTGTTCTAAAATATAATTATTAATTTTATTATATCTTCTTAACTCTTCTATAATTGTTTGTGATATTGCCATTTTAACCGTTTAATAATTGTTTGAAACCTTGTGTTGTTTCTACGTTTATTTTTTTATTAGTATGAAGAGTATTATTAACTCTTTCAATTAATCCATCTTTCATTCTGATTGTATAACAATCACCAGTATCTAAATCACAAACTTCTTTGAAACCATTTCCTTTATCTGTTTCAGTTATTCTTGTGCTTTTTCCAAGATATCTGTCTAAAATTTCTTTAGTGCCCATAATTGTTTTTTATTATA